CGCCGCGACGGCTCGGCCGTTGTCCTGCGCGGCAAGGGAAACAAGCGCCGCCGCTGTCCGCTGTGGCCGAAGACCGTTGAGGAATTGCGGCCTCTCGTCGGCGGTCGAGCCGCATCGGAGCATGTCTTCCTCAACCGCCGTGGGCAACCGCTCACGCGATTCGGGGTCCATGCGCTGGTCGAACGCTACGCTGCCCGCACGGCAGCGAAACTGCCGTCCCTGGCGAAGAAACGTGGAAGTCCCCACACGATTCGCCACACGACCGCGACCCACCTGCTTCGAGCCGGCGTGGACATCAACACGATCCGAGCGTGGCTGGGTCATGTATCCCTCAACACGACCAACGTGTATGCGGAGGTCGATCTGGAAATGAAGGCCAAAGCACTTGTGAAATGCGAGATCAAGGGCGGCAAGCCGAAGAAACCGTGGCGCAAGAATCCCAGCCTCATGGAGTTCCTGCGAACCCTGTAGGGCCAAAATTATGTGGCGTCCAGCACAGCATCGACGCCTGAAATCGCGGCCAACTCGTGTTGGACGCCACATAACCGCCTGCGCCACAGAAGAGAGGTTATGTGGTCCACCACATAACCTTTCCACCAGCGGCATCAAGACGTTCCGCTGTTCATCTTCCAGTTTCGTGATACGCTTGCTCATGCGGGTTTCGCGGACCCAGCCTTGCCAGAGAAGGAAGACAACGACCAGGACCAACGGCCCATACTGCTTGAGCAGCTCCACGGCGTCGGCAAACGTGTCGGCCTGTGCAAAGAGCAAGTAATCCATGAGGCAATTCCGTCCGCCCGGAGGCGCAGTTGATGGTGAACAGTGGCCGCCCGTCCGGGTGTGGCCCGGACGGGCGACCGCAACTCGCTCAGACAGGGATTAGCCGAGCATGGGGACGCAGAGGCCGCTTTGCAGCACCGCCACGCCGGCCAGGATGTCGCAGTTCACGACGGTCCCGCCCGCGTTGATGTCGTACTGCATCAAGACGCGCATCCCGATGCCGTTGTGCGGGACCACGGCGGCCATGACGCCCATCCGGCTGTCCGGCAGGGCCAGCGGCCGGGTGACCAGCGCCAGGGCGTCCCGGTGGAACGCCAGGTTGAACGAGCCGGTCGGGCCGGGGAACGCCGCAGCGTCGTCGGCCAGCGCCAACTCCAGCGGCCGGTCCAGGTAGACCGTGCAAGTCGCGCCGGTGTCTTCCGACTCGATCACGCTGTAGGTCCGGCGGCTGGAACCGGTCCCGAAGGCGAGCAACTGGCCGACCTGCGGGGCCTTGCCGGAGGCGTAGCCGTCCACCGTGATGGCCTTGCTCCAGCCAGCGACATACGCGCCGTTGACGGCACACGCCTTGACGCGCGTGACCACGGCGTCGTTCGCCACGGCGTACTTCAGCGCCTCACTCAGGGTGATACCCGTGGTGTCCCCAGCCGTCTCGCTGTGGGCCGTGAGGTATGTCGGCTGGTCGTTGCCGTCCACGTTGACGAACTCACCCGTGGCCCAGGCACCAGTGATGCCGTCCACCGTCAACTCCGTCGCCGTCCCGGCCGCGTAGCCACCGGCGTTGTTGATCCCGCCGAGCGCGGTGTCGTTGCCGGAGAGCACGCAGTTGACGTTCTGGCACATGAAGGTGTCCAGCCCGAGGATGCGCCCCAGGGTGGCCGTCTGCAAGGCCGTGCCGCCGTCGCCGCGCTGCTGGGCGGCCACGAACAGTTCGGTCTTGAGCATGGCGGTCTCCGCCGTAGGGGCCATGACCAGCCGGCGGCCGTCCACCGGGGCCTTGTTGACGTTCAGCTTCTCGCGGGCATCCAGCACGTAGTCCTTCGCGTTGGTGGCGCTCAAGGCACCGAGCCGGCCGATCTTGTTGGCGAGGTAGGCGTGGACCCGGCCCAACAGGGCGCGGTCGATGCCCCGCGCGATCGACAACATCGCGGGCTGGAGGTAGATTTCCTTCAACTCCTGGAAGGACTTGCTGCCTTCGCCGTCGCGGATCACGAAGGACTCGTAGAACCACTGGTCCAGCGGCACCTGCACGTTGGTCGCGGTGGCGTCCTGCTGGACCAGCGCGGTGCCGTCCGTCTTCCGGCGAATCTTGAACTCGCCCGGCTTCCGGGTGTTTACCACGTCGCCGAACTTGGCGACCTCGTTCTCGAAGTCGCGGTGGACGAGGTTCGCCATGACCATGTTCTCTTCGAGGATGGCGAGACCTTCCTGCGCCCACAACTCGGGGATGTAGGCGTCCAGGTTGTTTTCGTAGCAAGCCACGAACGGCTGGCTGAGGTAGAGACGATTCATCGTTGTTCTCCAAGGCTGATGGGATGATTCTGCTCAAGGGCAATGCTGCAAGTCGCCGTGACAAGTCAGCCGCCGGAGCAACCTTTCACGCACGCACCCCTGACAGGCGTTAGCGGCGCTTGGGAGCGAGACCGAGCAATTCAGGGTTCTTCTCTCGAATCTCTCGATACTGCTGCGGAGTCAGTTTCCGCACGTCGATCTTGCCGCCTTGACCCGGCATGAGGCCGCCGGTAGCCGAACTCGAACCGATGCCCGACACGACGTTCGACCTGAAGAGGTTGCCCCACTGTTCGGGCATTTCCTTCATGCGTTTCACGGCTTCCTCGGGCGAACGGGTCATAATCACCTGCTCGTTGGTCGTGGCATCCACGTCGGGCATGTCCACCACCGGCTTGTACTTGCCGGTGGGCTTGCCCGCCTTCTCGTCCATGACCTCGATCATCCGCGTCCAGGGCCGCAGTTGCGTGACGATCTGGGCGGGGTTGAATGCCTCGTGCTTCACCGCGGCGTCTTGCAGCGAGCGGTCGATGGTGGAGTCCCGGAACAGCGCTTCCCACACCTGAGCCTTCTTCTCGGACTCCTGGACCTTGGCCTGGTACTGCTCTTCCAACTGGCGCTTTTCCAAGGTCAACTGCTGCTCCTTGGTGCGCAACTGACCGGCGATGGCGTCCAGGTTTTCCTTCAACGTCTGGCGCTCCTGCTCCGTCAGGCTCTTGCTCTTCGCCAGTTCGTTGAGCTGCGATTCCATTTTCTGCAACTGGGCCTGGTGCTTGCGGCGGTCTTCCGCGAGGAACCGGTTGAGGTCCTCCTGCGTGAATCGCTGGTCGCCGGCTCCCGCAGCAGCGGCCCCACCGGTACTTGCGCCGATTCCCCCACCACCCCCGGCATTTCCGCCGGCACCAGCGCCACCTCCCGCGCCTGCACTATCGGCAGCGCCCTCACCCTCAAAGCAGCACGACCACGGACGCGAGAGATACAGAGAGTCGAACATGCAAACGTTCCTTTGCCCGAACAAGGAAAGGCATTCGCAGCACATCCGCCAAGTTCGGTTTCGGCGGCGTCTGCCCCGGCGTCGCGCCGGTAGGAAAGGGAGCCAGGGCACTCGCCTAGCTCAATCGTGACAACTTCAAGGCGTCCGAGTCGCGCAAGAAAGGCTTGAGCAAGCGCCACGCGACAGAACTCGGGACCATGTTGATGATGTGTTCGATGGGCAGTCGCGACCGCTCGTAGCTCGTCTTCACCGCGCCGTAGCCCATCGCACTGATCGCCAGGTTCTCCAACTCCAACTCCGGGTCTTTGCCGTCCAGCAACGCATAGGCGATCTCGTATTCAGCGATGCGGATGGCCTCCGGCACTTCGGTGTCTTCCCCTCGCGGGAACTCCAACGGCTGGCTCGCCTCGGCCGCCCGAATATCCTCTTGGGCCAGGCGACTCGTGTCCGAAGAGCCGCAGAGCGTATAAACGCTGTGCTTGATGCCCTTGAAGTTCAGCCCGTCGATGATCCCTCGGGCAGCGATCAGGGCTTTCTCCCGGTCGGCATCGCTGGCATCCGTCCAGGCCGTCTCATGGAGTCGCTGGGCAGAGTATTCACTCGCCTCGGCGATCCGCTCGGCCGGCGTGTCGCCGGGCTGCTTGCCGTAGTAGTCGAAGTTCAACGCCATCGGCGCGTCTCCAGCGTCGGTTATTCGGGAAGTTCCACCACGCGGTCTTCCAGGTACGTCCCGCCAATGATGTCGAGATAGGGTGCGTATTCAACGCTCCGCAGCGCTTCGGCATCGACACCGACCCGTTCGCGGACACAACAGACGACCAGCAGCACATTGCTGCGCCGGCTATTGAGGCCATTTACGGCTTCCATTTCGGCCGGTGTTAATTGGTAGAACTTCACATCCGCACCTTAGAACTTGTTGAAGAAGCGTGAGAGACAGAAGTCGAGTTGTACGTCGTCGCAAATGCCTCCGATCTTCAACACCGCCGTGCTGTTGAACGGAATCCCGTAAATCACCCCATTCTGAGCCAAGATGCCGCCACACCACGCGCTGCCTCCCTCTGTGCTGCCAAACGTCGCGGCCGTGTCCAACATCGGGTCAATCCGAAACGCCGTAGTAGCGGTGTACGGAATCCCGTAGACCATGCCGTTCGGGGCCAGGGCACCGCCATAAGTCTTGTAGGTTCCCGAGAGGCTGCCGAACGTCGCCGTGGTGTCCGTGGTCGGGTCGATTCGCAACACGGTTGTGGAGCTTCGCGGAATCCCATAGATCATTCCGTTGGGGGCCAGGACGCCGCTGCCCCACTTGTCAGAACCCGAGAGGGAGCCGAAGGTCGTCGCCGTATCCGTCGTCGGGTCGATCTTCAGGATCGTGGTCGCACCGTGCGGAATGCCGTAGATCATCCCGTTCGGCGCTAGGCAACCGCCAAACCACTTGTTCGTCCCGGAAAGGCTGCCAAACGTCGTCGCCGTATCCGTCGTGGGGTCGATCTTCAATACGGTGGTGCCGTCATAGGCAATTCCGTAGATCATCCCGTTCAGGGCCAAGACGCCGCCGATCCACTTATTTCCCGTGGGAAGGCTGCCGAACGTCGTCGCCGTGTCCGTCGTCGGGTCGATCTTTAGCACCGTGGTGGCACCGTGGGGAATCCCGTAGATCATCCCGTTCGGCGCTAGGCAACCGCCAAACCACTTGTTCGTCCCGGAAAGGCTGCCAAACGTCGTCGCCGTATCCGTGGTCGGATTGATCTTCAACACGGCCGTACTGTTGAACGGTATCCCGTAGATCATCCCGTTGGGAGCCAAGACGCCGCCGGTCCATTTGGCCGTACCACCGGCAAGGCTGCCAAAGGTCGTTGTCGCTTGAACGGATTGTGGGTAAGTACGCCCCCACCAACTGCAAAACGCCTTCCTGGTCCGAATCCAGTTGTTGCTGTTCTCAGACCATGAAGGGAAATCACAGAGATTCAGAGTGTCTTGTGCCGACAACTGTTGAATCCGCCCGCCGCTGAGAACAAGTGGTCTTTTCGCAGCCATTGAAACACCCCCGTCACAACTGAATCACCGAACCCACTTGCATCGACAGCTTCGTCGCGCTCAACGCAACGCCAAGTTGACAGACAAAGCTGTCGTCTGCGGACGGCGGAGTCGAGGTGATGTTTCCCGCTGTTGCGGACGACAAGTAATAGACCGCCCCAGGTGTCAACCCACCGCTTCCACCTGTGACCGCATCCCACTGGGCCGTGGTCGCCGTGACGATTCCATTGGTCGTCACCGCCCCGGCCGCTCCAGCGGCAATCGTTGTATCCTTGACGAGGCCGACCGGACGAGAGGTGGACAGGGCATTGGCTCGGGCCAGTCGGCAAGTGGACACACCGCCGATATAAACCGCCTGGCAAATCGTGATGGAAACGGATTCGCCATTGACCAACTGTTCATCGAGCCCGCCGCTGCCGCCCGCCGCAAGCACGTCCCAGTAGCTCGCGTTGGGCGGCTCATGGTTCGTGTGCGCCGTCGTGCAGACGTAGGACGTTCCGTTGTGCGTGACGCCATCGCTGACCGCGTAGGCTGTGGAGCCTGACCACGCCCCGCGCCAGTTCACGCCCGGATCGCCTGGATCACCCTTGGCAGCCAATACATCCCAGTAGCTCGCGTTGGGCGGCTCATGGTTCGTGTGCGCCGTCGTGCAGACGTAGGACGTTCCGTTGTGCGTGACGCCATCGCCGACCGCGTAGGCCGTGGAACCAGACCACGCCCCGCGCCAGTTCGTGCCACCACCGCCGCCACCACTTCCCTTCTGGGCCACCAGGTTCCATTTGTCCGATGGCGGCTGATTGTTGGTAATCGCTGCGACGGCGACGTAGGACGAGCCATCAGAAAACACGACATCATTCGGGACGTAGGCCGTAATGTCGTTCCACTCGCCCTTCCAGTTCAGGCCGGGTGTCCCGTCGTTGCCTTGCGCTCCCGGCTCCCCTTGCTCGCCCTTCGCGGCCATCAGTCCCCAATTGACCGAAGGCGGCTCAGACCCGGTGTTATCGGCAACCGCCAGGTAGCACGACCCGTCGTGTTGAACGGCATCGCCGGGTACATAATGCGCCAGCCCGCTCCACTCACCTCGCCAGATGATGCCGGGATCGCCACGATCCCCTTGATCGCCATTCTCGCCCTGCCATCCGCGCGGCCCCGCCACGCCCTGCAAACCTTGCTGGCCGGGCACTCCTTGGGGACCGCGGTCCCCGCGGTCGCCGCGATCGCCTTTGTCGCCCTTCCCGCCCTGGATGCCGGGGATTCCCTGGTCGCCACGACTGGCAAGCAAGTTCCACTTCGACGACGGCGGCTCGGAGCCGGTATGATCTTCGATGCAAATGTACGCCGAGCCTTCGTGTTGAACGGCATCGTTGACTTCGTAGTCCGTGCTGACGTTCCAATCACCGCGCCAATTCAAGACGCCGGGGCCACGGTCGCCCGTGTCGCCCTTCGGGCCGATAGGCCCCGGTGGACCGCCACCAGACTGTGAAGAGTGATAGAATATGCCGTTCACGACTTACACCACCATCCACGCAAGGTCTTGATTGGCGTCCGTCGAAATCGCTTGGAGTCTCGTCGGGTCTTCCAAAGGCACCAGCATCGACTCGCCGGGGCAAAGCGGCACGCCGCCCGTCGCCGAGGAATCAGCGGTGACACCGACGCCGCCGATCCAAATGGGGCGTGTGTTCGCCACCGGGTCTCCGGCACCAGGCGCTCGCAGCAAGACGCCCTTCTGCACGGGGAACTTCTGCGGCACGATCTTCACGGCCGTTGTTCCTACGGACGTGTGCCCGAAGAACATCTCGCTGACTGATTCCTTCACTACGTCCACGGCTGTTCTCCCGGCGATGGTTACAAGGCAAACCAGGAGTAGCCCTGGTCGTCTTCGGTCGAGGCCACCCACAACTTGTTGAGGTTGTCGATGGGGATGGGCGGGGTCTGCTCACCGGCGGCTAAGATCAAGCCGGTGTTCCTGCAATCGGAATTCCCGATGCAGATGGCGTGAGTGTTGCCGCTGTTGGCCCTGACCATGACGTAGTGCTTCAACGGGAACGACGTGTCCTTGAGCCGTTTCGGCGTCGTGGTGCAGGTGCCGGCATCGGTCCAGAAATCGGATGCTGGTTCGTGCATGGTTGGTTTCCAATCAGGTCAGCTTAGGTTTCCCCGCACCCCGCACGCGCGAGGCGGTCGTTGGTTGCAGGTCCGTGTTGCGGCTGGCCGCCTTCTCGGCTGCTCCGGCCGTTGGATTCGCGGAAAGGTCGTCCACGCCTCGGGCAGCCGGGTCGCCTCCACCATCCTTCCCGTCAATCCCCTGTGACGCCGCGATCCGTTTCACCCGCTCAATGTGGTCCTGCCTAGCCGCTAGGTATTCGTCGTCGTCGAATCCCAAGGCAATCGAACCCGTCTTCTCGCCGACCAACCCGGCTTGGACGGCCTGAATGATCGTCGTCGGATCGCTGTTGGTGTAGTGGGCGTTGTCGATCTCCTGGTTGATGGCTTCCAGGTCGTCCACGCCGATCTTGCCGCCCAGGAGGGCTTGCACGATCCCCTTGGACAACTCCCGCTTGACCTTGCGGCCTGGGACCGAATTCATCAGCTTCGTCAAGTCCTGCGCTTCCTTGATTCGGTCGGCGTCCGTCTTGAGCGAATAGCGATCCGGGTACTTGATCGTGGCGACTTCGCGTTTCGTGACGTTCCGCTCTTCGTAGGCGGCCCAATGCTCGCAGACCTGCCGCTCGGCGCTTTCCAGCAACAGGCCGATGTAGCTCAGCCCCGCTTCAAGGCCCTGGTTGTCCATCGCCTTCGATTCGGCCGAAGCCCGCACCGCCAACGCCGAGACGGCCAGGTTGACCAGTTCGCGGATGTCCCGCTTGAGCCGGTCCTGCAATTCGAGGCTCGCCCGCAGCGGCTCGGCTGAGGGATTGATGAAGCCAGGAGGATTCATGCCCTTGTCATAGGCCCGGCCGTGGGTTGCACCGACCTTGATGTCGGTCTCGGCTGCGCCTTGACCACCGGTTGTAGCCGTGCCGTCCGCCGTTGCGGCGTGCTTCAAGTGGCCGCCGACCGCCCGCAAGTCCTTCTGCTCCACGTAGAACGGGAAGTTCGACCGCAGGGCGTAGCTCACGTCGCTCGAACCCAGGTTCAACAGCGCGATCTGATGCTGGCACACGTCTTTTATCAGGCTGTTGCCAATGTCCAGCATCACGAACGGGATGCGCGTCAACTCCAACTCGACGGCTCCGCTCGGCTGCCCGTGCGCGTCGGTCGGCTCGCCTTGCAGGTTGTAAAACTGCAAGATGACCTTGCCAGTCGCCTGGTCGATCCACAGATACCGATAACGCTGCACCTGGACCGTGGGGAGGAAGTACGACGGGTCGTACTGCATCACCGTGTCCCGCAGCAGGATCGCATCGAACTCGGACGGGGCTTCAGGCTTCGAGCAGGTCCACGAAAGGATGTCTTCGATGTCGTACTTGTACAGGTAGGGGGTTACGTCGCCCACGTCCGCCAACGTCGCGCCCGCCGGCACGGGCGGCGCATCGACGAACACGCCGACACGGCCCATGACCAGTAGCTCGGTCAAGACCTTCACGCCGATAAAGGCGTTCATGGTCGAACCGCGCCGATCCACGCCGAGTTTGTTGCCGCTGACGGCGTACTGGTAGCCCTTGCTGCCGCCCTTTCGCGTGATGTCGCGCATCCGCTGATAGATCGCGTTGCGGATGTCGTTGATCGCCGCGCCGGCGAACTTCGGGATCGGCGTCATTGACTTGCGGGCGTTGAACTCCGACTGGTCTTCCCGCGCCGAGAACTTCTCCAGGTACGCCTCGCGGAACTCGTCGCCGCCGTCGTAGGACAAGCGCCACTTGCGCCAGTCCGTCATACCGCTGAGATAGCCAGGATGGCGAGAATCGACCAAACTGATCGTTTGACTTTCTGCCATGCTTAGCTTCTCCCAAAGGCACGAAGGTATTGCGCCGCTGCAATCAATCGACCCGAATCATCCTCAAAATGTCCCAGTCCGAGATTGCATCGTCCACAAAGCAAACCCCGAACAATTCCTGTCTGATGATCGTGGTCCACAACAAAATGGCCGTGCTTTGTCATTGGCTCCGTCGAGCGGCAGATCGCACAGCAGCCGCATTGCCTTGCCAACTGCTGTTGATATTGTTCAACCGACAAATTGTGCCGATACTTCAACGTGTGGGCGTGTCGCTTTGGCTTTTGATCCACCAACATTCACGTCTTGCACCACGACTGTTTTCCATCGCGTGAACCAGCGTGGCTAAAGAACTCGCTTAGTGGCTTCTCCGCGCCGCACTTTGTACAGCGCTTTGAAGCCATAGAAACCTCACGTTACTTTTCCGATGTCCTCGCCGCCGGTCGTCAACGGAGCCAGCGTCAAAGCGATGTCCGCATAGACGAGACTGTGGGCAAAGTGGTCCGGTCCCGTATTCACGTAGGTCGCTACCATGTTGCCGGTGTCGTCCTTCTCGTAGGTCCGTACCAGATTCTTAACGTGTTCGCGGTATTCCAGGCTGATGTCGCGCGGCAGCAGGATGCGGGGCGGCCTCGTCTTGAAGCGGCCGAGCGAACAACTCAACCAGCTTGTTCTATCTACCGTGGCGAACGGCGCTCCCGTCTCTTCCTCACTCAACGCCACCTCTTTCGCGGTCTGGCCTCGCCGGTATCGGGTCAGCCACACGTAGCCGTGGAACTTCTTGGCGAAGCGCCGGGCGTCGTTGACGTTCGGGTCGGCGTCCACCACGCAGGCCAGGACTTGCCATTCCCGCATCAACTCGCCCAGGTAGTTCCAATCATCCTCCGCGAACTTGCCAAACCAGAGCAGTTTGCCGATGGCCGCCGCACTGATGTCGCTTCCAGGATGCTGGTCAAAGTGCCAATCGACGACCGAAATGTAGCCCGTCTTGCCCTGGTCCACGCCCATCGTTATCAGGCGGTCGCCGCCGATCTGTGGGCGGGGGTCATTGATCGTGTGCCCCTTGAGGCACCCTTCGATCATCTCGTCCGTCACCTGGGCACCCACGCCGATGAACGGGAGGCCCAGTTTGCTGCAATGAAATTCCGTGTTCGCCGCTTCGTCACCCAGACCACGGTGGTAGGCAATCACCAATTCGCCAGGGGTCACCGTGGACGAGTAAAGCTGATTGATGTAAAAGCCCCGTGATTCCTCCGGCAAAACATTCGTTTCCGTCGCCTTCCATTCCCCGCCCGCCAGGAAGAGGGGCTTATCCACGTGTTCCAGCTTGTGCTTGCAGTCCTTGCACTTGAGGAACGATTCCCTGCAACGCGGGTCGTTGACGGACTCGCCGATGATCTCTACGCAATCAGGCCAGAGCAATTCCGTCCATCGGCCACAGTGCGGGCACCGAAAGCAAAAGTGTTCCTGAGTGCTGGTCAGGTACAGCTTGTGAATGCCGTACTTCGGCACGGTCGGCGTGGAGATCGCCAGGATGTGCTTCTCCACCTGGCCCGACAACCGCTCCAGCGCGAGCCACACCGCATGGGTGTCCATCTCGTCCAACTCGTCCAAGACCAGCTCGGACACCGGGATGGACTTCAGGTTGCTGTCGCCGCGGCTCCCACGAATGTACAGGACGTTCGTGCCCGTCGATTTCAGCCCTACGGTGTTCGTATCGACGAACAGGTCTTTCAGGTACGGGCTGAGCTTCAGGGCGGTGGAAAAACGGGCCTTGGAAAAATCGCTCGCGTTCAGTGTCGTCGGCAGGACGTAAAGCACGTCGCGCTTCAACTGATCGAGCGTGAAGAAAGCCCGATTGATTCCCGTCTCCGTCACGCCCAACTGGGCGGCCTTCATCGCAATCGTCCAGGCCGCCTTGCTGTCGTGAATCTCGCGGCACCAGGGGTGCCGCAGGAACCCGTACTTGCCGCTAAACGGTGCCCCCATGACCCGACGATTCTCGGCCCAACGGCTGCAAGACGTGAGTGTCTTGCTCTTCAGTCCCTCCGTGATGGTCCGCTTCAGATCGTCTACAAGACTCATGGAGTGGCGTCATGTGATTTGATGAGGCTGCAACTCTCAGGTTCGCGTGGGTCCAGCGGCAAGTGCGGCTCGCTGGTTGCTTTGGCGTTCAGCCTGGTGCAACCTCATGTTTCGCTTGCGGCCTCGGCGGACGAAGCCGGCTTCCGCCGACGCCTGGGGTACTCGGCTTCCGACTCGGCGGCCGGCTCGGTCGGCGTCTCGGCCGCCGCCTCGGGTTGCGGCTGGGCCTCGGCAACCGGCTTCACAGCCCTGGCGCGGCGATCCTTGATTAGCACCGGCCCAACACCGGACACCGGCTGCCCGTCCCGTCCCAGGAACAGGCCGACGATCTCAACATCGTCCTCGTTCACACCGGGCGGAAGCCGGACATCCACATCACGGTGCGTGTCGTCCACCGTCAGGCGGCACTCGCCAGCCGGCGACTTGACGATCAACTGGAATAGCGGAAAGGCGTCAGCCCAGGGAATTGACAGTCGCATCGCGGTTCTCGCAGGTTTGGATGATCGTATTCAGTCTGGACGCCAGTTTCCGCATCTGCGGCAGCGGATCGCCCGACGCATCAGTCGCCACGCAACGGGCCAGCGTCTCCAAGGCAGCATTGCAGTGGGCGACGGTCTCCTGCCACGATACCTCAGCCTTGGCGGGTTTCTCTGGGCAGTTTCGACAGCGGCGCGCCATGTCACGGTCAGAAATGCGTCAAGGTGACAACCACGGAGACATCGTTCGTTCGCACCGGCTCACGACCGCAGACATAGACGAGGAAAGTTGGTACGCTGGTGATTCCGTACTGCCTCGCCAGGTCTGGCCGCTCGTCGATGTCGATGATCTGCACGTCCACGCCCCGGGCCTGAATCCGCACCAGGGCGGGTTTCGCATGTCGGCATGGGCCGCACCACGAAGCCGTAAAGGCCAGCACCTTGGGACGCTTGCATGGTGTTAGCGGACTCGGTTCGCTCGGCCCTTCGCAGCCCACAACGAGCGCCAAGATCGCAATCAAAGCCATCAACAACAGCGGCAGCAGCACTGCGGACTTGCTCTTCATCATCGGTCTCCAGTTCTCGGATGGCTCACAGGTCCGGGAGCCATCGGAGAGCCGGCCCGGTCGCGTATGACCGCAACCGGGCGCGGTGTTCGGGCCTACCTGCCCTTGATGCACGTCACCATCGCGGGAGCGGTGCGGCAGGTGTGTTTCGAGACGTTACGACTTGGCGGGCGGAGTGGCCGCCGGCGCGTCCGCCGGGGCGCTCTCCAGGGCGGCGATCTTCGCCTTGACCAGGGCAAGGCCCTCGGGCTTCGTCAGCTTCGCGTCCAGGACGCGCTCGTAGACGGATTCCAGTTCCTTCTCGATGGCATCGCTGCCGGCTTCCACCAGCTTGGCGACATCGTGAATCTTCTCCACCATGTCCTGTACGTCGCCCACGGCGAAGTCTTCGAGCAGGGAGGGGAGCAGCCGCAGGCCGTTGTCGCGCAGCCTGCCGGCCAACACTTGGGCGGCGCGCTTCTTCGCCATCAGTTTCACGTTCACGTCGAAGAGGCGTTTGCCGACTTCACGACCGACCAGCACGGCGACCACAGCGGCCAGAATCCAGATCACAACGGTGGGGTTCATCTCTTCTTCTCCGGGGTTCGAGGTGGCTGTCTTAGGACAGCGGCATTGTTCAATGGACAAAGGAAGCGAAAGTAAGAGGCGCGATTACCTCACGCGGGGATGCAACTTGTCGTACAGTTCGCGGCCGTAGCCGGTGCCAAGACCGACAAGCACGCCGCCGAGGCACACAAGAACCAAGCCCCAAGGTGGTAGATCGGCCTGCGGCTCGGGATCGACGTTCGGCGGGCCGTTGTTGTCGTCAATCGGTTGCGGCTCGGGGTCCGGCTGTGGCTGGGGATTCGGCTGTGGATTCGGCTGCGGAGTCGGGCAGGGACCGGGGCACCGGCGCTCCATTTCCCGTCGCCACGGCAAGATGGGACGTAGCCCCGAGGCCGTATTCACCGCGCCTGCGATAGCACCGTTCAGGCCACCGGCCGTCAAGGGGATGTTCTTTCCGGCGGCCTCGTAGACCACAGTGCCGTCCGGTTTCTGCATCCGCACGGTCGGCAGACCTTTGACATTGCTGGCGTAGCGAGCCTGAAAGATGGCCGTGTCGCTCGTGACCGGGCAGAAATGGACCTGATTCTTCAGCTTCTTCAGACTGGCATGGGTGTCGAACCAGCCTACAATCTCGCGGTAGCGAGCGTCGGTCGCGTTGCCGACCACACTGACATACCACTTGCTTTGGTCTTGCGGCAGGTTGACCACGCGCTCTTCGGCCAGGACACCGTTGACGGTATCGGCGAAGCACGGGACGACCGCCGCGAAGGTTGCGAGCAAGCACAGCACACACAGGAGCAGCTTGTTCATGGTTTCCTCTCTTGTTGAAGACTTGTTTCGGGACTATTGTGGAAGCGGAGCCGCCGGAGTGTAGATCGGCGTTACCGACCATCCGTAGCTCGCCTTCCACTCAGCGATCAGCGTCTCTCGCGGAACCCAGATAAACTTCTCGACGTTGTTGTTATCGAGAATGGCGGCCCACTTGGCGTCGAGATGCACCAGTGTGACCATGTGCGCTCCACCCATGACCGTTATGCCGCAGCCTCGCCTTGTCCGGCACGCCCATTCCAGGAACTTCACGTCTCCACTGGTGACGTAGGCGTACCGGATGCCCTCCTTGTCGAATTTCGCAGCCAGGTCGCCCGGCCACTCCCCGTTCCCGTAGCTTCGCCGCCAGTGTTCGGCTGTCCGGTAACGGCCTTGCCAGCGAAACAGGGAGATCATCGACGCATGGACACACGACCCCTCGCGGCGACTGCCAAGCCAATTGCTCTGCCGGTCGGCCCTGGGCACGTTTACCGTGGGCATTTCCTTCTTCGGCGCGTTGGCAAGGAAATGCGGCTCGCAACCGACACACGCGACAAGCAACGCGAACACACAAAGCAGTCGTTTCATTTCAGCCTCCGAGGTTTGCACAGGATGCCATGCCGCCGAAGGTGACGAGTCAACCTGTTCGGATTCCAGCGGCTTACGTGGTCCGTTGCGTGCAGCCCTGTCACCGCATACGCCGCCGCGACCCACTCCGAACAGAAGATCGTCTGCAAGCTCTGCTCGCGGAACAGCGACTCGATCCAAGACAAGCCGATTCCCGCCGACCGGAACGCCCCCATTGCGTCGTAGGGAACGTGAATCGTCTCCATCAGAAACTCTGTCAACCGCTCGTCTTCAACCGGGTACAGCGGCCGATAGAGCGGGTAGTGATACGCCCGGCCTTTGTACGCCCGCAAGATGTCGTCGAGCCGATGGGCCTGCGTGCCGGTGAAGTTCTCGTGGCTGATCTCGCACGGCAAGTCTTCCAGCGACGTGCTCTCGAAGATCAACGGGCGGCCGTCCGGGGCCTTCGCCATGATCCCGACATGACTGATTCCCCACAGCGGAATCCCGTAGGTGGCGACGTTGACGGCTGCGCTCAGCCAGCTTCGTCCGCTGAATCCCACCACGTCTCCGGCTTTGACAACGTTGTCACCCGGCAAGGCAATCTTGCATGGGAACAGGAACATCGGCGGCCTCCCGTAAGTATTCCACCGCAGCTTGCAGATTGGCGATATTGTCCCGAAACCCACCCAAGCCGTGATTGCAGTGAACACACAGGAGACCGCGTTGCTTGCCGGTCGTATGGTCATGGTCTAGGGAAAAGAGGCCCATTCGCTTATCACCGGGTTCTCGACTTCCACAGATTTTGCAGCGACCACCCTGCAATGTGAGCAGGCGATTGTATTCGGATAACGTAATGCCGAACGTGTGGCGGAGGTGTCGATCACACTCAAGATCGGGATTCATCTTCCGACGTTGACGCCGTGCCTCGTTGTTGCACTGTTTGCACCGAGACTGTAAACCATCCGTCTTGTTGTTCGGGTGCAAATGAAAATCACTCGCAGGGCGCACCTTTCCGCATGCGCGACACAGTTTCTCCGGGACTTTCAGTTGCATCATCAAAGTCCCGACTCGGTTGAGCTATCGTGTTGACGTTCGCGGGTCGCCGCCTGTCCGACTTGGCTTGATCGTCCGCCCAGCAGTCCTCGCAGCGGGACTCTCCGGGATACGTCACCAGGTTGCCGCAGGCACACCAGACGAGGTTCATTCAGAAGGGTCGTCGTCGGAATTGTCGGCCTTGGAAATCGTCGCTACGATGTCGGTGATGATCGCATCGACGATCTGCTCGTAGTTCGGGATGCCTTCCAACCGGTCCACGATGATCTGACAGACTTGCTGGCCCACCCGAAGCACGGCGGTGCGCGCAAGCAACGTGCCCAGACTCTTCTCGATAGCGTGTGCTGATTTCACCAGACGCTCAACCGTCAAGAGCAGAGTGTTGAGCGGAGCGCAGGCCCCCATAAGATCGGCGTCGTTCTGGATCAAGTTGAAACGCCGCTCGATCAGCATACGAGCCAACGCTATCTCGTCCCGGAGCGACTTCACCTCCTCATGCTCGGCAAGGTCGGCCAGCCGAGTCCGATCCTGGGCCTTGGCTAGAAAATACTGCCGCAGCCGCCGGGCGGGCGCTCGATTCACCCCGCCGCACGCCAGGCAGTAATCCGATCCGTCCTCCGCGCGGTTTTGACATTGCCCGTCAGGCTGGGCACCTTTGCAGCGGTGGGGATCGGCCAGGTCGGTGACACGTTGCATTGCGCACTATCTCCTCACCCTATAAAAGACCCCCAAAATCGGTTTTTTTCCCAAGATTCCCACAATTTCACCGACGCGGCGCTCTCGATTCGGCCTGTTTTCGCGTTGTTTAGGTAGAGGGCTCATGCGGCGATTCATCATCTACTACCGACGCGGCCGAAATCGCTGGCGACAGTTGCAGCCGGGCGTCCACGACGACCTTTGTGCCCGGCCCGAGTTGCAGCAGGCAATCCGCTACATGCGTGACCACCTCTCCGTGGAAGGAATCGCCGTTCGCCTGGGCGACGACCTGTTCAACCTGATGGCCGCCGCCCCGGCCGACTGCTACGAGTTCGCCTTCCCCGAGGGCTGAGATGCAGCACCACTTCCACCGCGAGCAGCCACCCGCCAAGACGCCGGCCGCCGGTCCTAAGCCGAAACTGGAAATGGTGCAGCTTCCGATCTTCCGGGTCCACTACCGCCGGCTAGAGGAGTACCTGGCGAAGGTCTACCGGACGGAAGGTTTCGACTTCCTGCTGGCCTCGGGAGCGGCTCCTGGATTGGTGCCGGAGTACGCCGTCAGTCCGACGTTGCCGCCCTCCGAAGACGCCCGGAAACGGGCCGACGCGATCCGCGCCGGACGGCGGACCCAGAACGTCGGCCTGATCCTGAACGTGTTGTGCATCGACGGGTTCATCCCGGCCGGCACTTACATTATCGACACCCGGCCCGAGACGCCGCCGATTGAGCGCTACAAGGCGCTGTTGCAGAAGACCTGCAACCCGCTCTCGGCAGAGTGCGTCGCCTTCCGCGATGCGCACCGACATCATAGAGCGTTTACACGGATCGTCGCCGAGATTGACACGGCCGCGCTAAAGGCATTGCGGAAACAGCAGACGTGA